AGACTTGGGACAAATTTCAAACAATTCAACCAAGACAGATGGTAAGTGATTCTGTCACTGTTGTAAACATCACAGAACAAGATATTAAGACGTATGGACAATGGCCATGGCCCAGACATGTGATGGCTATGCTACACGCAGAGTTGTCTGATGCAGGTGCAATACTTGTGAACTACAATATAATGTTTGCTGAACCAGACAGAATGAGTGGTGTTGAATATCTAAAATCAATGCCTATGACCAATGATTTGCGAGAGCAATTGGGACAAGCATTGTTGGACACAGATGCAATATTCTCCATAGTGTTGAAAGAATCTAAGAAAGCCATTTTAATGATGAGTGTTAAAAACACTGCTGACACAAACTTACCCAGCACAACACAGATCATAGAAAAAGGCAACGTGAAGCCATGGTTATACGAGTATGAAGGCATAGTGTCCCCAAATGCAAAAGTTTCCGTAGGTGCAACAGGCATGGGTGTGAATGTTACTTCACCGGAACCAGATGCTGTTGTGAGAAAGATGCCTGTGTTAATACGTGTGGGAGATAAGATATATCCCTCTATGCTACTAGAGAATGTTAGACTTTTAAATAAATCAAAAAGAATCAAAGTCATAGCAAAACAACACGGCATAGACGAAGTGCTTGTGAGCAAGAAGGCAGGTATACCTGTGAATCATAATGCAGAAATGTATATCAACTATGCAGACCCTTCAATGTATGTTAATGTGTCAGCCACAGATATACTGACAGGCAATTACAACGAAAACAAAGTTAAAGGCAGAATTATTGTTATAGGTTTGGATGCCGCAGGATTGAGTGTGTTGAAATATACACCGCATGGACTTACAACAGATCAAATGATTACTGCCCAATCATTGGATACATTGTTAACAGGCAAATATTTGTTGCGTACACCACAAGCAGACACATATGAAATTGCGTTCCTGGCGTTGTTATTATTGCTGTTGATATTAGTACTGCCTAGAACCAGTGTGTTGTTGGCTGTACCTCTTTTATTATTTGTGGAAGTAGGTGTTGCCTACGGAGCATTCACGGCATACACTAACAAAGGATTTCTTGTAGACCCATCTTGGATAATGTTGTCTGTGTTTTTAATTTGGTCTCATTCTGTGTACAACAACTTTGCGACACAGAGCAGATTGAAACAACAGATCAAGAAACAGTTTGAACACTACCTTGATCCTGGCATGGTTAAAAAATTACAAAAGGATCCCAGCCTACTTAAACTGGGAGGCGAGACAAAGAACATGACTTTCTTGTTCTGTGACATCAGGGGCTTCACACCTATCAGTGAGAAGTACAAAGGCAATCCAGCAGGACTCACAAAACTTATTAATAGATTCTTGACACGCATGACAGATGTTATAATCTCAAATGGTGGAACAATAGACAAGTTTATGGGTGACTGTATTATGGCATTCTGGAACGCACCTATTGAAAATAAAAAACACAGAGAACTAGCAGTTAAAAGTTCTTTGGAAATGACTGTGGCATTGGCAGAATTGAATATGCATCTACAAGCAGAAGGACTTCCACAGATCAACATAGGAATAGGAATCAACACAGGCGATGCATTGGTGGGTAACATGGGATCGGAACAGAGATTTGATTACTCTGTGATTGGCGATGCAGTTAATCTAGCAAGTAGATTAGAGAGCTCATCTAAAACATTAGGCAAAACCATAGTGATAGGTGAGAACACAAGACACACAATAGAAACAGTTTACCCGTTTGAGTACATTGACAGCATCACAGTCAAAGGTAAGACTGAAAATATAAAAGTTTATACTATTCCTTTATAGAATCTTTATCTATTTCTTTTACAGCAACAACTTCTTTGGGTTCATATGTTTCGTCCCAGCAACAGTCATCTCGGGAAACACACGTGCTCTCTACATATACTTTTTTGCTCTTCTTTTGATCTTCGTACATTGTATTCTCCTTTTGTAAAATAATACTTGTAAATTTACTTATAGTAAACTTATAGTAAATTTCGTCGAAAATCAATGTCTAAGGTGTAAATTGTGTTGAATGTTTGTAAATTTAAATTTACAAAATTTACAAATAGTAAATTATTTTTTCTTTTCTCTAGCAGTTTTGACTTTGGTCTGTAATCTTATCAAATCGTTGTCGAGCAACCTTATCCTATCTATGAGTTTGATTAGTGTTGCTGACGTAGAACTCAACTTGGGTGTGATTTCTGTTGTAATAAACTTCCACAGGAAGTAAATGAAGTATGCTAGAAAGAATACAGCAACAATAGGAAATCCGTAATCGTTTATGAGTGTAACTATGTCCATCAGTCTTTCCTCGCATCTGTCTTGCCGTCTGCTCTAGCCACCCTGTCTGTGTCTATTGGCAATCCTAGTTGTTCGGAAACTTCTTGGTCTATTTTAAGTATGTCGTTGTTCATGGTCTTCACCCTGTTGTCCAGTTGTGAGATCACAGTCTCGATGAACTTGATGGAGTTTACTATGCCATTCAGGATGTATTTTATAATGAACAGTATGAATACACCCATTCCCACTGTGGCGGCAATTGGTAATCCTAGCTCTGCTACTAATTGAAAGAACTGTGTCATTATGTGTGTATTTATAGGCAGTTGTACACTAGGAATTAAAAGATTGACAACCAAAAATACACCTGCTATACTGTGACTGCACAGTTTAATATTAGGATTTAATCGGTAAATACTAAAAAGTAGGCTAGAACTATGAAAAAACATACCAGAAGCATATTAGACGAATTAAGAAACATTGGCAGAATTAACAATGTTGAAGCCTTTATTGAGACCACAGGCTCAAATATCATCGAAAGTGCAGTGAATCTGCTCAATACTATAAAAGAAAATTATCCAGAGGACACAGCACAAGAACTGGAGAGAAGATTTTTAAACAGTATTCGTAACAAAGAAGCCAAAAAGTTTCAAGTTGGTGTGAAGAAGATAATTGAAAGTAAAAAATTAGATGACAATTCTTAAAGAAGGCGGCAACATATTCAAAGACCCCAACGGAGAACTAGCCACTCAGAGAATTAATCAAGCAGATGTGGCTCCCACACTTGCCTGGTTGGAAAAAATCACAGGATTAGACCTACAAAGTAATATGTTGGGCACAACAGGAAAAGCACCAACATCGGGTGACTTGGATGTTGCAGTGGATCAAAGTAAGATTTCAAAAGATCAATTGGCAGACACATTAACACAATGGGCTATAAAGAACAAACAAGATCCTAAACTGTGGGTAAAGAAGAGTGGCATCAGTGTTCATTTTAAAACTCCTATCAGAGGCAGTGCAAAGAATGGATATGTCCAATCAGATTTAATGTTTGGAGATCCAGACTGGATGCGTTGGAGTCTTCAAGGTGGACAACCTGGCTCACCATACAAAGGTGCAGACAGACACGTGATGATGGCATCAATTGCCAAACCACTTGGATTCAAATGGAGTCACAAAGCAGGATTATTAAACAGAGACACAAATGAACCTATCACTAAAGATCCTAACAAGATTGCTGAACTGTTATTAGGCAAAGGTGCAACTGCAAATGATTTAAACACAGTGGAATCTATTCATGCAAAAATAAAAAATAGATCAGACTATGATACGTTGGTTGCTGATGTAAAAGATTCATTTGCTAAAGTGGGTAAGACATTGCCAGAAAGTATTAAAGATCCAATTGGATGGTACAGAGCAATACTAAACAAAATTAAAATATGAGACTAGTAGAATTTAAAGAAGTTGACAAAAAGAATGTCGCTCTCAAAGAATCAAGAATTCAACATGCAGAAGATTTAATTTTCTGGGAAGGTTCTAGAGGAGCCATAAGAGCAATTGAACAATTACAATCATTAAGCAAAAGCACACAGTCACTCACAATTAAATGGGACGGTTCACCTGCTGTGGTGTTTGGCAGAAATCCTAATGGAGAATTTATTTTTACAGACAAGTCAGGCTTTGTGGCAAAAGGTTATGACGGTAGAGCAACTAACTCAGCAGACTTAAAAAGTGCTATTGTGGGAAGAGGAAAAGATCCTACAAAAAAGAAAGCACAGGCACAGTATGCTTCTAAAATGGCATCAGTGTTTGATACTGTGCAACAAGCAGTGCCTGAAAACTTTCAAGGTTAT